GTGCAGGCTTCGGCTTTGGCGGCTCGGCAACGCAGGGCGTCTGCGACTGGCCGCACTGAAACAATCTTGTCTAAGGGTTCGGACGACAAGAAACCAGCGACCAAGACACTGTTGGGTTCTAGCTAGTGGGGGGCGTCTTTAGCAAGCCCAAGCAAGCACCCGCCCCTGCGCCCGCGCCTGTTGCGGTCACAGCCGAGAAGGCTCCTGACCCAGGTGAGGCTGTGCGCCGCAAGCGCATTGCGGACGGTCGAGCGGGGGTCCAATCTACGGTCGGTGGCGATAGTGGCGCGGCGACCAAGACGCTGTTAGGAAATTAATATGTCCGGCGTAGCAGAAGAAATCATCAAACGGTTTGGCGATCTGGAATCTGATAGAGGAACGTGGGAGTCCCACTGGTCCGAAATTGCTGATCGTATTCTGCCACGATACTCTGACACATTCTTCAACTCTAACTCTGAACAGACCAAGGGTGATAAGCGCACGGAGAAGATGTACGACAGCACGGCGGGGTTGGCGCTTGAACGGTTCTCCGCTGCGATGGAGAGTATGCTGACGCCACGGACGCAGAAGTGGCACCGGCTGATCCCGTCTGACCCATTCTTGTCTAAAGACAGGGATGTTAAGTTGTGGTTTGAGCAGGCGACAAATTTATTATTCAAGCACCGCTACGCCTCCAAAGCGAATTACGCGAGCCAACAGCATGAGGTCTACATGGGCCTTGGTGCGTTTGGCACCGGCATTATGTTCGTGGACTCCCACGACAAGGGCGGGCTCCGATACCAAGCCACCAATCTTAAAGAAATTTTGTTCGAGCTCAACCACCAAGGCATTGTTGACACGTCGTACAGGAAGTTCACCCTGACCGCGCGCCAGATGATCCAACGGGTAGACGCCGGGCGCTGGGATAATGTCCCCAAAGAGGTTACTAAGGCTGTTGAGAAAACGCCGGAGAAACGCTTCGAGGTTATCCACTGTGTCCGCCCGCGCTCTGAGATTAACCCACAGCGGTCGGACGGTAAGAACAAAGAGTTCGCGTCCATCTACGTTGTGGTCCAAGGGCAAGAGGTAGTCAGCGAGGGCGGGTTCGATACCTTCCCGTACCAGATTTCACGTTACGTCACCGGCCCCGGCGAGAAGTATGGCAGGTCGCCAGCGATGTTCGTGTTGCCTTCGATCAAGGTATTGAATGAGCAAAAGAAGACCATGCTGACGCAAGGTCACAGGGCAGTCGCGCCCGTTTTGCTATCGCACGACGATGGTATCCTCGACACCTTCTCAATGGCCCCGGGCTCTATGAACCCCGGCGGGGTAACCGCTGAAGGTAGGCCCTTGGTCCATGCTCTGCCGGTGGGTAATCTTGCCGCCGGTCAAGAGTTGATGGACATGGAGCGACAGGTCATCAACGACGGTTTCCTTGTTTCGCTGTTCCAGATTTTAGTTGACACCCCCGCGATGACTGCGACTGAAGTGTTGGAGCGGGCGCGAGAGAAGGGCGCTTTGCTTTCCCCAACAATGGGCCGCCAGCAGTCAGAAGCGTTAGGGCCTATGATCGAGCGCGAGGTTGACGTTCTACTGAAGCAGGGGTTATTGCCGCCCATGCCTGATCTATTGATCGAGGCGCAAGGCGAGTTCGAGATTCAGTACGACAGCCCGCTGTCCCGATCTCAACGGGCAGAGGAGGCGTCAGGTTGGCTGCGTACCCTAGAGGCGGCTATCGCCTACGCTAACACGACTCAGGATTTGTCGGTGTTGGACCAGTTCGATAGTGATGTCATCTACCAGCAGCTCGCCGAGATCAACGCGGTTCCTCCGTCATGGATGCGTGGTCAGGAAGCGGTAGCGCAGATCAGGGAAGGGCGCGCGCAGCAACAACAGATACAGCAGATGGTAGAGGCGGCACCGGCAGCAGCCGGTGTGATGAAGGCTTTGAACTAATGCCCTCACCCACAGACACATTAATAGGGCCTAAAGAGAAAATTCGCCCATTGAAGAAGGGGGAGTTTATCCAGAACCCTGGTGGGAGTAAATCAACAGAACGGTTGATCGGTATAGACGACCCCCGTTTAAACAAAGGTAAACCGACGCTCATACCATCAGTGTTTTTTAACAAAGGGAAGATCGTGCAGTTTTCGTCTGTGTCGAAAACGGGGCAGATAAGTGTGTCGAGAGAACAACAGCAAGGGGCGATTGAGGCGGCGGTGGCGTCTGGTTTAACTTTCCCCTCTTTTGATACGTTTGAGCAGTCCACCGAGTTTGCTAAAGAGCGCAGCCGCACAGGTGGTATAGCGAATGGCCCGTTAGGGCAGAAGCCAAAAAGCATCGGGGCAATACTGGATGAATGATGCTGGATAAAATCAAAGACTTCCTCGTCACACGCGGGCAAGCCTACCGAAACACGTTTTCCGGCGTCTACGGTGAACGTGTGTTGGCTGATCTGGCGGGTTTCTGTAGGGCCAACGAGAGTACGTTCGCCCCAGACCCCCGTGTTGAAGGGATTTTACAAGGACGACGTGAAGTGTGGATACGAATATCCAAACACCTCAACTTGTCTGAAGCACAAGTTCATGCGTATTTTAACCCACAAGGAGAATAAAGTTTATGGCTGAAGTTGAATCTGGGTCCGTGGAAGCGGGCAACCCAGGGGAAGCACAAACGCCCTCTGGTGATACAGGTGAAAACGTCACGATTGTACCGGGTTCACCGTTATCAGAAAACTCCAAAAACACAGGATGGATTGAAGGGGTCGCTGATCCAGCCACCAAACAGTGGGCGATTGCCAAAGGTCTTCAGAACGGAAATTTTGAGAACGTCCTTGGTAGTTACCACAATCTTGAGAAGATGGTCGGCGCTGACAAAGCGGGTCGCACGATCACGTTGCTAGGAGATGATGCGTCTCCTGAAGACCGCGCCACATACTTCAATAAACTGGGCCGTCCTGAAAGCGCCGAAAAATATTCTGTGGCGCTACCGGAAGGTTCCACCGACGACACGCGCCTGACCATGATGCGAAACAAGGCGTTCGATCTGGGGATTAGCGACGCACAATTCTCTGGCATTGCAGAGGCCGATGCGGCTTACATCGCAGCCACAACACAAGGCATAAGCGACAAGGCTGTCGTGTCTGCCGCTGATGCTGAAGCGCAGTTGCGGACAACTTGGGGCGCTGCGTATGACCAGAAGGTAGCCGGTATTGACGTTGCCGCGCATAAACTGGGGATTGGTGAAGACCAGTTGAACGGCCTGCGTGAGGCGATGGGTCCGGTGGACGCGATGAAGTTCGTAGACGGCCTGAACTCCAAGATAGGTGACCATCAATTTGATTATGGTGAAACTGTCATCCCAGGCCACAAGACACCTGATCAGGCAAAGACAGAGATGAGTGAGCTGTCGATGAACAAAGAGTTCATGGACGCTTGGATGGACAAACAACACCCAGGTCATAAGGCCGCAGTTGAGAAGAAGTCTGCGCTGGCTCGTTTGACAACCGGAGTGGTCTGATGAAACAGATCAGGCTTGAGGCGTTAAAGCTGGCGGTAACCCACGGGCTAGGCCCTGCTGACACGCTACAAGTGTCAGACCAATATTTTAACTACATCTCGACCGGCCCAAAAATAGCACAGTTGCCGCCCCAGAGACGTAAACGACATCAAAACTCGAAAAACCAAGATAACCTAATTGGATAGTAATATGCCTAAAGTTGGAAAGAAGACTTTTCCTTATACAAAAGCTGGTACGAAGAAAGCCGCCGCCGTTGCTAAGAATACGGGAAAGAAAGTTACAAAAAAGAAAGGTTACTAGTTTGAGGTCGTGGGGGTGTCTGGGTTTTTAACACCATTGCGTTTAACAAACATATATGCCAGTATTGAGTAGAGCGCACCATATGGTGTAGAACGGGCAATATCGATAACCCAACTGGGCCGACAAAAAGCCTCAGTATTGGCCCCGCGCCTGCGGATAAGCCTTCAGCTTTTGTTTTAACAGCAGAAGAAGGGCATTTCCAATGTCTAATGAGATTCTAGACTGGTCAGTAATTGACTATAAAAGCACTGTTGAGCATCTGCTCCAACAGCGTGGGTCTAAGTTTCGCAGTGCGGTTATGGAAGATAGCTACCACGGTAAAAGTGGCGCGGCTGTCAACCAGTTGGGTGCAGTCACGGCGGTTGCCAAGACCACACGACATGCCGACACACCGCTCATCGAAACACCCCAAGACAAACGGTGGGTTTTCCCCACCGATTACGAATGGGCAGACCTTATCGACGATCAAGACAAACTTCGTGTCATCGCTGATCCGACCTCGCCTTACGCCGTCAACGGCGCTATGGCACTTGGCCGGGCTATGGATGACGTCATCATCGCCGCCGCCACGGGTACGTCCCTGACGGGTGAGGATGGTACTACTTCAACGACGTTCCCATCGGCACAGACTGCTGGCACGACGGCTGGGGGGCTAACGGTTGCCAAACTGCGTGAAGCCATGCAGTTGCTGATCGCGGCTGAAGTTGATGTAGACAACGAGGCACTGTACTGCGCCATTGGCGCACAACAGCATGACGATCTTTTGGGTGAAACGCAGGCTATTAGCCTGGACTTTACCAACAAGCCCGTCTTGGTTGATGGACGAATTAAATCCTTCATGGGATTTAACTTCATCGACAGCCAGCGTCTTGGTCTTTCCGGCACAGATCGCACCGTGGTTTCATGGGCGAAATCTGGCCTTCACCTCGGCGTCTGGAATGACATTAGTGTCCAGATTTCCGAACGCGGCGACAAATCCTATTCGACTCAGGTCTACGTCAAAGGAACATTTGGCGCGACTCGTATTGAAGAGAAAAAAGTCGTCGCCATAACGTGTTCGGAGGCTTAGATCATGGCTACTACCTATAGTGTCCAAAAAACCAAATGGGACCAGGACTCACCCAAAACCCGCATTAAGCCTAATGAGCAAGCCGGTCGTGTGCGTATTGCCTATGCCTCTTATGAGGCTTCCGCAGTTGCGGTTGGTACGATTGAAATGTTCAACTTGCCTAATGGAGCGCGTATCCTGTCTGGTGAAGTTGTCCATGATGCACTTGGTGGTTCCACCACTGTTTCTGTAGGCCACGCGGCTTACACCAACTCTGCTGGGACCGCCGTTGCTTTAGATGTCGATGAGTTCAAAGCGGCTGCCGCTTCGACCGCCATCGCCACTGTGGCAATCGCTGCTACTTCTGCCCTCGGTAGGAACACCGTTGTCGATGCGGACGGGGACGGTCTCCCTGTCACCGTCGTAACGGCTGGTGCTGCTGCCACAGGCACGATTGAGTTGACGATGATGTATGTTGTTGACTAACAGGTTTGGTGGGGGCTCCGGCCCCCGCCATTCCTTTCTTTGGGAGCGGTAAATGACCGACGCTGTTTCAATATGCAATCTAGCTCTACAGCGTGTCGGCGCAAAAACTATATCTGCACTGTCTGAAGACAGCACCGCCGGTAGGGCTTGCAACCGCGTTTACACACAGGCCCGTGATAGTGAACTACGCGCCCACCCGTGGGCGTTTGCGCGTGAGCGGGTTCAGGTAGCGGCTGACAGTGTAAACCCCGCGTTTGGGGCCGCGAGGCGTTACGCACTCCCATCTGATAATCTTAGGATACTCCCGACAAACGGGCGTGACGGCACAGACACCCAAGACGACTTTGAGATATTTGGTAAATTTATCCACACGGACCACTCCTCACCTATACGGCTCAACTACATCAAACGTATTACCGATGAGAATACGTTCGATGCTTTGTTCGTGGAGCTTCTGATCGCCCGTATTGCTATGGACGTATCGGAGAAGGTCACACAGTCAAATAGGAAGAAGGACGACGCTCGACTACATTACAAAGAAACTCAGAAAGAGGCTAGGCGCGTAAACGCATTTGAGCGGCCTCCGCAGACCCCCCCGACAGACACTTGGCTTACGGCGAGGCTATAGGTGCCTAAAGTATCAGGGATACAGAATAATTTTAATGGGGGCGAGATATCATCTCTGCTCTACGGACGGCCTGACATTGACCGTTACAAGACAGGTCTAAAAACCTGCCTGAATTTCATACCGCTGGTGCAGGGGCCAGTTGAACGACGACCGGGTACGGTATTTGTCAAAGAGATCAAAACCAGCTCCCTAAAGACTCGCCTTTTTCGGTTCGAGTTCTCGACCACACAGGCTTATATTCTTGAGTTTGGAAACCTCTACGTTCGCTTTTACAAAGACAACGGGGCTATACTCTCAGCCACTTCTGCCGTCTCAGGCGCGACCAAGGCGAACCCTGTAGTCGTCACTGACACCGGCCATGGGTATTTAGACGGGGACGAGATTTTCATCACAGGCGTCCTTGGCATGACGGAGTTGAATGATAAGTATTATCTTGTCGCCAACAAAGCTGCGAACACTTATGAACTGACAGACATCGACGGGGCTAATATCAACGGCACAGCCTTCACCACCTATTCGTCCGCCGGGACATCCGCGCAGACGATTGAGTTGCCCACCACCTACGCCACAGCGGACCTGTTTCAGCTGAAGATCGCGCAGAGCGCGGACATACTCTATGTGACACACCCCTCCTACAAGCCCCGAAAGATTTCTCGGACCTCGGACACCAACTGGACGATCACCAATATCACCTTTGCTGACGGGCCGTATCTGCGGACCAACGTCGAGACGACCACACTGGGCCTTTCAGCGAAGACTGGCTCCGTTACAGTTACAGCTTCATCCATCGTCGGCATCAACGACGGTACAGGGTTTCAGACCACCGATATTGGGCGACTTATCCGGTGGAAAGACGGCGCTGGTGATTGGACTTATTTAACAATCACAGCCAGAGCCAGCACAACCAGCGTCACAGCCACCATAGACGGCCCTGACGCCTCTGCCATTACCGCTACTGTGAACTGGCGTCTTGGTGCGTGGTCGGACACCACGGGCTACCCTGGGTCCGTTACGTTCCACCAGAACAGGCTCTGCTTCGCCGGTACGACGGACGAGCCCCAACGGGTTGACTTGAGCCGCACGGGTGACTTTGAGAATTTCGCCCCGACAGAGGTTGACGCCACTGTGGTGGATGACAAC